GCGCTCTGCCTCTTGCGTCGCGCTGGTTGTCAGCTCGGTACGGAAGCCTGTTGAGTTGCGATTGCGCGCAATTTCCTTTGCGTACTGTGCAGTGACTTGACCCTTAGCGACTGCTTCCTTGAGATCCGCGTGTGCTGCAAGTGGGTCTCCAACCGTACGTTCGACTCCAAGCAGCGTAGCAAGGCGTTCAGCGACAGATTCGACCAGTTCAAGTGCTTTCCCTTGCGATACTGGATCGCGGCTGTTGAATAGTGCAAGCCAACTCAGCGTCTCGCCATATTGTGCGGGTGTAGCACCTGTGTCTTGAACACCCTTAATCATGTAGTCGAAGTCGGTCTTGATTTGGTCACGCTCGGCTGTGACCGTCTTCGCGATCTCCACCAGTGAACGCATGCGCTCATTGGTTTCTTTCTTCAGATCCTTCGGGATCGGATCGTTGATCGGATCGGCCTTCTTCGGCTCAACCTTCTTCGGCTCGACGATCGGTTTACCATCGGCGTCTAACTTCGGTTCTTCCTTTTTGGTGAACTTGCCCGTAACCGGATCGCGGACGGCGCCGCGCGCCTCTGCTTCTTCGTCGGTTTCTTCATCAGCAGCGCTATCGTCGGCGTCAGATTCATCACCGTCAGCACCAGCTTCTCCAGTGTCGCCTGTTTCAACATCTGGTGTCTCCAGTTCGGGTGTTTCTAACTCCGGCGTCTCCGACTCCGGCGCTATCGCGTCTCCAAGCGCAGCATTCACTGCGTCCATAACAGTTTCATCAGCCATCGTGGGGTTCCTATCGTGTTGTTAAATCAATGTGGTCCAGCACCAGGCGGCGGAGCCGCAAGACTCGTTTGTGGCGGTGCGCCTGGGCCTGGGGCGCCACCTGATGCGGGAACTGGTTGCGGCTGGTCGCGCTGTAGGACAGGCGCGACGATGGCCGCCGATGTTTTTGGATCAATTTGACCTTTGATGCTGACGTTGACCTGCGGCATGATCGGCGGCGGCGTTGCGCCTGCACCCGGAGAGCCCGGCGGCGGCTGGCGCGGAATGAACCGCTCGACATCGCTTTCATCACCCAAGCGCAGCATGGTCTCTTTCACCAACTCGATCAATGCATTCGCCATCGGCATATCGCCCGTAGCAAATGCTTGTCGAATTTCTTGCAATGATTTCTGTATCAACGGAAGAATCGTACCCCACGCCTGCATGTCGGTTGACTGACGCGGCTTGCCTGTGCTGCCCGCCTCGATCGTTACCTCAACGAGTGTGAACAAGTCTTCTATGTCCATATTCTCGGGCCAAAATGCTTTCTTACCAGCCATCCGCTGTACGTCGCGCGTTTGGAGGCACTGTAATGTTTGCTGCGCAGTGTACTCTGCCAAGTCGGTGAGCATTGTTTCAAGATTGTCGCGATTCGCCGTAGTACGCGCCTGAGTGCCGCTCTGTTGGATGTTCGCTTCCGTGGCAGTCTTCGGGTTGCCGGGTCCGCTAATCGCCGCAGACAAAGCCTCTTGTACGCCGGAGATTCTTTCCATGTCGTTTAGGATTAGCGTTGGGTCATAGAGCCTCATGTCGATGGACTGAACTGGCTTGGGCGCAAACAAATTGCCGAGCGGTATGCTCGGATCGCCCGGCCGCAGCGCCGTATACTCTTGTGACTTAGATTCGGTGAGTTTCTTAGCCTCTACCTCATCAAGCATTGTTGCGTTGAACAGCACTCCAGGTATAGAACGCTCGCGCGTTAGACGGAAGTTCGATCGCGTTGCGCTGTATTCGTCTTGGAGCTTGTAAAGGCGCCAGCTCAACGATTGCGGATGCCGTTGCCCGTCCACTTCGTAGAAAGCGAAGTAAAAATACGGGTAGAAACGTGAAGTAGGATACGGCGGCGCGTACGGTTCTTTGGCCCATTTCTTGACTCCATCAACGATGGTGCGGATTTGCTTATCGCGCCGATCCCATATCTCGACAGCACGGACGAACGGTGTCTCCTGCTGCGCACTGGTGTTGGTTGTGAACGCCGATGAACTTTCTGCGGTCAGTGTGGCCTGCGGCGACACGTTGTCTACATCGCGTGTCGCCAATTCCTTTGGCGCACGCTGATGATAAATCTTCGCGGACTTCAAGTCTTCCGCTGTGAGCCGTGGGAAATTCGCTAGCGCCGTATCCTTGGTGTAGAACACTTCGTTACCGATCCAGTCGGCATCCGTGTAGTTCTCGATGCAATTGATGTCGGTGGAGACCTGCATGTTTTCCGTCTCGACAAAATCGATGACGAACATTTTATTGACAGCAATCTCCAACTTCTCTTGAAGCTCCGCTATCAATGCCTCTTTCTCTGCCTTCTCCGCTTCGAGCGTTTCAGAATCTTGATTCTGTGGATCTTCCAGTAGCTTTTGCTGCGCAATCAAACGCGCGTGGGTCTCCTGCGCATCATTCAGTGCTGTCTCGACTTCCGGCTGCGGACGCTTCTCTGAGACCATCGTCGCTTTGAACCAACCTTCGCCATTGGATAGCACTGAACGCACACCCTTGCGCGCCGACTTCTTTAGGTTGGCTTTCTTCCACAAACCAGATATGACGATCTCCAGCGTGCGCGCGAAGACCTGCATTTGGTAGGTGTTCGATTCGTCCACCTGTGCCGACTTTCGAACTGACACATCCGGGTTGCGGGCATACAGCAGTGCCACCAGAATATCGATGAAGGCACCAATGAGATTCGTAGTTACCGCCCATGAAAGATCACTGGTTCCTGCGGCGTAGCGCCGGTCAATCGCGATTTGTTTGCGGAAGTTCTCATCGAACTTGCGCGCGTCGTCGTATTCCTTCCACTTCTTTTCGACGAGCGCAAGTTCCTGCTCGTCGGCTTCCTTGTCATCGGTAGGATCTTGGTCTACGCCGTCGTCCTTGCCTTCGGTCGCCTGTCGTGGGTCATCTTGTGCACCAGCAACACCGCCCGATATCATTTGCCAGGCTCAAGGACGACCGGCGGCGCACTTGGCGCAGGGTTCACTAGGATCTCAGGGCTCGCCACTTTCTCAGCCTCCAGCTTGGCTACAGCCGCAGCGGTGCGCGCGTCCAGTGGGCTCGCAGTCTGTACTTGCTTGCGATGTAGCGCCGGGATCATGTCTGCATTGAGCTGCGCGGGCGCAGGACTTCGTACCTTATGCTCATCGCGGGTGACAACAGATGCAAAACCGGGTCGCGAATGAATCATGAGTATCCTACCTGAGTGGGCAACACAATCGGCGTCGAGTAGTTCGGTCCAGCGACGGCCGGCGCAATGACCGGCGACAAATTTGTTTCAGTCGAGAGAATCGATTTTCCTGCCAAGATTGGCGTCCATGAACTTGAGACCACCGTCGCCAGAGTGCTTGGCACTCCCGGCGAACTACTCGATTGGGTCACGAACGAAGCGGGTTGGTATGCGTGTACTTCCCAACTTCGGTCTGCGCGTACGGAACGACCGTCGCCTTGGCGATGGCTTTGGGAGTATCCGTTCCGACTTCAGCGGTTTTGCTGGTCACTACAACGGTCGGGGGAACCTGCGAAACGCCGGGTTCAGAATTGACTTGAGCCATTAGAAACACTCCTAAGACAACACTCGTTTGTGAATCTGTTCATAGGCTTGCGTGATATAAACGAGCAATTTCTGCACCGCCTCTGGTGTATCGCCGGCCAATCCTAACGCACTATTGCATTTTCTGCAAAGCCAACCTCGAAACAGCCCAGTCAGATGACAATGATCCAAGCAAGGTTTGAGAAGCAAATTACCGCATGCCTCGCAATGGGTTGGTGCAGAATAAGGCGCATTTTTATATCTGTTAGCGCGGCGCCCATTCGTAATTGCATCGGGATTTTTCTTTCGATGCTGACGATTATACTTTTGAATTTTCGCAAAGTTTTTCTGACGCCAAAGAAGCGCAGTCTTCTTTTTACTTTGACCCATTAGAAATATCGCACCTTTGGTTTCTCGTTGCGATCATTGTACTCTATCCACTTTTCTGTGAACGGGACCAAGATAGGCTTGGCGTCCACGGAGGGCAATTGGGCATCAAACATCTGGTCGATTCCGCGCCCGATGAGCCCGCAAACGTCCGGTTTATCATCCCATCGGCCGCCTGGAAATTTAACGAGTTGCGTGATTATTCCGCCTTCGCCGTTTACTCCATTGCCGTCTGACCACTTACGATTGACGGGTAGATGGATGACTCCAGCGTGGGCCATCGCGTGGAATGCCTGGAGCTTTATACCCTTGTCCTGAAGTGAGGGCAGAGATTCTACTGCCGTGAACTTGTGGGCATCGCGCATTGCCTTGCGCTTCGTGGGACCGATCGCCTTATCAATCAAACCGCCTTCATCGAACCATTTGATAGGCTTCCAGATGCCTATCAGTCGAATCCATGCGTCGATTCCAACATCCGTCTCGCACTGCTTGCTCCACCAATCGATCGCCCACAATTCGCCGCGCCGGTCCAATCCCCAAACGCCGTGCTCGGTGAAGTCAGGTTCTTTTTTGCCGGCCTTCGGGACCATCGTCGCGAAATCTGAGGCGCCGTAGATGCGCAGCGACTTGGGGAGCGCGTCGAGCCCTTCGTATGTGCGTATCACACATCCACGCGCGCTAGATCGGGATTGTACATTTTGAACATTTCCCGATTGAAATGTATACCAGTGAAAGGTGCGGGTCTCTG